CTCTGAACTTAAAATGCACCGATATATTTTGTTCGTCATAGACAACAATCCGCTCTACTAGCCGGCCTATCAAGTCACCGGTCAGAGTTATATCCCCTTTTAGAGATGCAAGCCTATCGGACAGTTCAATATAGTCGTTCAGGTCCCTTTCCAGACTCCTGTTCTGTTCCAAAAGCTGTTGTGACCGGGACGTGGCGGCCTTGATTTTTTGTTCATAACCAGTTTTTAATTCAGTATATTCTGTTTTTGAAAGCACTCCAGAAACAAAATGCTCATACAGACTGATGAGGTATTTGCGGTCACGTTCTGTTTCCTGTTGAAGCCTGGCTATCTCTTTCCCTATAGCTGCGCTTTGCTCAGCAACTTTGCCGTTACGTTTCGACCAGCACCCATTATTGATTATTATAGAAGCCTGTTTCTGGATAATATCCAGAATGACTGAAATCAGTTCATCCTCTGGGAGAACACGAATGTCCCCTGGACAGCTTCCTTTTCTGATTCGGTCGTTGGAAATACACCTAAAAAAGTACCGGTCATGACTTCTCTGCCGATGTAGAGACTTACCACAGTGGCCACAGAAAATGCGGCCTTTAAAAATGTTGGGACTAAAGGATAGTTTCTCTGTTTTGGCATATTTTTGGGCCGCTTGAGCCCGAACATTTTGCGCCTTCTGGAATAATTCTCGGCTAACCAGCGGCTCGTGAGTATCTCGTATTACAATCCAGTCTGCCGGGTCAGTAGGGACCTGCTTGCGCTTGACCGACCTGGTTTTGCCCTGTACCATATCACCAACATAGACTTCATCCGCCAGAATTTTGCCCACCGTCCTGGTTTGCCATTTTCCACTGCCCATAATCTTATTATTACTAATTAGTCCGATACTGGCCAAGTAGTGGCTGGGCGTCGGTACACTGGCCTCGTTCAGTTTCTTAACGATGGCATTAAGAGCTACGCCATCTGCGGCCCAGCGAAAAATCTGACGCACGACCGGGGCGGTATCAGTGTTGACCAGCAGCCTGTGACAGTTGGCAGGGTCCTTGCGGTATCCATACGGCGGGCGAGACCCGATAAATTCTCCAGCCCGCATCGCCTGATGCTGCTGTGCCCGGACTTTGCGGCTGATATCGAGGGCATAAGCCTCATTCATGAGGTTTTTGAGGGGCAAGGCGATCTGTCCAGTCCCGTTGTTTTCGTCCTCGCTGTCATATTGGTCATTGATGGCCAGGAATCTGACACCATGCAACGGGAAATACTTTTCAACATAATATCCAGAATCAATGGCGCTGCGGCCCAACCGGGATAAGTCTTTCACCGCAACGCAGTTAATTTTCCCAGCCTCCACATCAGCCAGCAGACGCTGGAAGGAGGGCCGTTCAAAAGTTTGGCCCGAAACACCATTATCTATATAGACCTCCACAACCTCAATGTCAGGGCACAGGGCGAGGTGCGCCTCCATGATTTGCTGCTGAGTTTCCAACGAGTCGCCACGGCTTCCGTTGTCCTCTACTGACAGTCTGATGTAGAGTCCGGCCCACCAAACCTTCATATGAGGTGTTTGGGAAAGTAAAAATGTTTCTTTGTTCTTTCTGCTCTTTCGTGCCATTGTTAAACCGCCTCCTTACACGAAGACAACATTTTCAGAGCGTCTTTGTATTCATCCTCAAATCGGAAATTGATTTTTAACTCCGTTTTACTGATGACCCGGACGGATTGGATAAGGGTAACCACCGCCCGACGATCCAACGTAGACATTGTCTCAAACTCCCGGAACTGCTTTACCCATTTTAGACGGTCGTTGCTATTGTTCAAGGCCTGCTCCATTTCATGCCGCAGTGATGAAATGGCATCCCGGAGTTGTTCCGCCTGCGTTGTATAGTGGCGGCTCAGCGACTTATATTCGGATTTGTCAATGATTCCACTAGCGAAGTTTTCATACAAGGAAGTTTTAAAACGGGTGATTTGTGCCAACTGCACTTCGGTTTCTGCAATTTGAGCCTTATAGCCCTCAACCAAATTGCGATTGATTCGTTCTTCGCTAATATTAGCCAGTAATTCCCCAAGAGAAATCACACTTTTAATATGTGCCTGCAAACAGGCCAGGACACATTGAACCAAGACATCCTCACGAATCATGGCGGGGTGGCTGCAGCCGTGGGCCTTGCCCGTGGGACAGCGATAATAGACGTATTTCCGTCCTTTATAAGTATTGACTTTGCGCGTCATACGTCCGCCACAGCAGCCGCAAACCAATATCCCTGAGAACAAATAGACAGAATCCTTACCTGCCGCGGCCCGAGTATCCAACTGAGCCAGCTTTTGCACCAGGTCAAAATCTTGCCTCGAAATGATTGCTTCATGGGCATTCTCAGTGCGAACCCACTCTTCCGGTAATTTTTTGATTTGATTTTTTAACTTATAGTTATGAGTTGTCTGCCGTCCTTGGACCAGAGTTCCGGTGTAAGTCTCGTCTTGCAGGATGCGGATGACCGTCACCGCGGACCATTTAGCGCCCGGGTGGTCGGCACACCCGCCGGTGGGGTGCGGGAGTCCCTTGCTGATTTTGTAAGCTAAGGGTGACAGCACCCCCAGCCGGTTTAGCTCCGTTGCGATTCGGTCCGCGCTGGCCCCGTTGATACGAAGCCGATAGATGTCCCGCACGACTTGAGCAGCGTATTCGTCAGGGACTAGATGATTTTTGTTCTCGGGATCACGCCTGTAGCCATAGATGGGACAGGCACCCACATAGTCTCCATTTTGCCGTTTAGCCTGCAAAGCACTTCGTGTTTTAATGGAGATATCCCTACAATAGTTGTCGTTCAGAATACTTTTAATTGAAACAACCAAGTCATCGCCAGTATGTTCATCCTCCGAGTCTATGTGATCCGTCACCGCGATGAAGCGGACCCCTAAAGCGGGGAAAATCTGACGCAAGTAACGACTGGTGTCGACGTGCTCGCGGCCCAAGCGCGAAAGGTCCTTGACAATGACGCAATTCACCGTTCCATTTTTGATATCAGACAGCATTGCCTGGAAGGCTGGCCGGTTAAAAAGAATACCGCTGTAGCCGTCATCTATCTGTTCCGATACCAGTTCAATATCGGGATGCAGAACCAAAAAGTCTTGAATTAGCTTTCTTTGAGTGGATATGCTGTCACTCTCTGCGCTACGGTCGTCTGTATACGAAAGCCTCAGGTATGCAGCAGCCTTGTATTTTTTGGACACAAAAAACACTCCTTGTATGGGAAATCCCCATCAAAGAGCGAGTCGGCTGTCCGTATTTAGTTCTTTTTCCGGGGAACATCATATCATTGCCGCTGAGGGCAGAACCATAAACCATTGGGCTGATTTAGTCGATTAGCTGTTTCAGACATTCCATCAGCGTGGGTCCATCCACCGAATAACAAGTGTGGACTTCAATTTGACCACATTTAAAATGATATGGATTTTTGATTTGCGACAAATATGCAGCAATTCGCTCCTCCTTGGATTGGGAGGGGTCAATAGTAACAGAGTTGATATCGACCAGTTCATCTTCTCCTGAGGGTAAATGTTTTATCCTATTCCCCATAGCATCCTCCGGGCATGAAAAAAGCCAGGCCCGCTTTAACAGCAGGTCTGGCTCTTCGTGCTATTTATTATTGTAGATGCTACTATTATATCATGTTTCGGTTCCAAATCAAGAACATCTTTATACTGGCAGATTCCATCTTTGTACCTGTTAGGACGTATGTCCCGGACAAAGTACTACCTCCCGGCAGATGGGGCACCCTCCCATACAGGCCGACCGATGTTCACAATCGGGACAACTCTGCCTGAAATATCTTCTGAAATCCTCAAAAACAGAGCTGTCCCACGCCTCTTGGATCGTGTGGCTTCTCAGGTCCACCGCCCATCTTTTGGACTGGTTGTCAAAACTGCACGGGAGCATCAACATATCAGAGGTGATGTAGGCCGACCAGCGGGCACCTTCGCAGGTATCGACGCTGTCTTGGTTGACATCGATTGATTGCGAAATCAGCCCCGGAATGGAGCAGGAGTCAAATCCTATCTTATACCCATGGTTACCGCCACAGGCAAGTTCAAGAAACTCCTTCACTCGAAGGTCATCACATTTCAGAACCTGTGCCTGGCTCCCCAGTCCAACCGGCTTGTGAAGCAAAAACACAATGGCATTGACACCAACTGGAAAACTGCGCTCCTTCAGGCGGGTCACCGCTTCTTCGATGGTGCTATTGCTGACAACGTAATGGATATTGGTTTTCACGTCAGCTTGGAACAGCAAGTCAATGGCTCGCAGTGTGTAGGTGCTTCTGTACCAACTCACCGCCACGGCCCCGCAGTGTTTTTTACAAAGTTGGGCGAGTTCAGAATTTAACCCAAGGCCCGAGGTGGTGAAGTTCGGCACGATGCCAGCCTGATGACAGGTCTCTAAAATGTCCGCAAAGTGCTCGTGTTGGTCGGGGTCTCCACAGCCGCCCAAGGCGATTTGATACGTTTTTCCCCTGCACTGTCGGACGATTTCCTCAAAATCCTCTAACGCCATATTGGGAGCATTCGCATGGAGTCCGTCCTGGTAGCACTCCACACCGGCCTGTAGGCACAGTCCGCTCTGACCATGCCGGCAATGGCCCATGATGCCGACATCTAGCAATTCGGGAAAAGATGCCATGAAGGGGTCTTCCGCTGACTCAACTCCATTTTTAATAATACCTGACCGCACATAATGGCCGGTAGTCTCATTGAAAAATGAAATGAAGTCCTTATCTTTCCGCATTTTCATATGTAAAGCGGCCTCCTGGCTTAGTAGTTCAAGTCACCGTCTAAAATTGAGAAAGTATCCGGGGCCGCATTCTCCAAGACCTTCCACAGCCGCTCAAAGAGTTCGGCATATGTGTCCTCACAGCATTCAAAGTCAACATCGCCATGGCGGATCGTTTTCCCTTCTGCCAGAGCCTGACGAATGGCTGCCTGCTCATCGTCATCCCTTATATAGTTCTCTTTGAATGCTTTATGGATTTCTTCTTCTGAGCTCTCCGGGGTCAGAATGGCTTCTCCCAACATATTGTCCATGACATATTTAAGGATAGTCTCTTTCTGAGCCTCGCTGAACTCTCCTT